TCTCCTCAAGGATTGTGTTGCTTTTGTTTCTCCTCGTCGTGGACATGTCGTTGGTGTTACTGATCCTCAGGTCGTCACCGATAACATCGTAAAATTCTTTAAGACTCTACCTAGCAGTTCTTACATGATGTTTGATTCTGGTTATAAGTATGTCTATGACAAGTATAATGACAAGTATCGTTATATTCCTTGCAACTCCGATATCGCTGGTTTGTGTGTACAAACAAATCTTCTCGCAGATCCTTGGTTCTCTCCCGCAGGTTTCACTCGGGGTGTATTGAGAAACGTTATCAAGATGGGTTATACCCCAAACAAAGCACAGAGAGATCAACTCTATGCTAACAGAGTCAACCCGATTGTAACTTTCCCTGGTCAAGGCACCGTTCTGTATGGTGATAAGACTGCTCTGGCCTTCGCTTCTGCCTTCGACAGAATCAATGTTCGCCGCCTGTTCCTGACCATCGAAAGATTCATCGAGCAAGCTGCTAAGACACAACTGTTTGAGCAGAACGATGAGGCACAAAGAGGGTTCTTCTTGAATATCGTAGAACCTTATATGCAGACAGTTCAAGGTCGTCGTGGTGTAACTGACTTCCTCGTTAAGTGTGACGAATCCAACAACCCGCCTGAGGCAGTTGATCGTGGTGAGTTCTTTGCTGAGATTTATGTAAAACCGACAAGAACGATTAACTATATCACACTCTCCTTCATTGCGACTCGCTCCGGCATTTCATTCGCTGAAGTCGTTAGCTGATATAATTTACACATAACTTCTACTTTGAGACCTCCCTAAAAAGGGGTCTCAATTTTTTTATTTTTATAAATACTCGTAGACAAGTACAAATCGTAGTAGGTTAATTATATGGCAAAAAAATCTTTGAGTGACTTCAAGGGTAAGGCCGCACAGGGGTTCGCCCGGTCTAACCTATTTAAAGTGTCGTTAGGGACGAACACTAATTTGACGAATGGAACTGTACCGACAAAAGCTTCATTTCTAATCAAAGCAACTTCTCTTCCCTCATCTAATATCGGAACTATTGCAATTCCATTTCAAGGAAGGGTGTTTAATGTTCCTGGAGATAGAACTTTTGATGCTTGGTCTACTACCATCATGAATACCGAAGAATTTGAAGTTAGAAAATTCATCGAAAGTTGGATTAAAGATATTCAAGCTCTCGATACCAACTACACTAAAACAGGTAATCTAGATTACACCACAACTTTAACTGTAGTTGCCTTCAAACGAGATGCTAAGGGAACTGATGATTTAACCATGGCTAGAAAGTATCAGTTCCATAATGCTTTCCCATCGTCAATGTCTGCAATTGATCTTGATTTTGCTTCAAACGATGCAGTTGAAGAATTTACATGTGAGTGGCAGTATAGTCACTGGACTGTAGAAGAGAAGTGATTAATTAATTTTTCAACAAATATTAGAGGTATATCAAAATGGCAAAAAATCAAAGTATTCAAACGTTTAAGAGTAACGTTATTGACACTGCTGGATTAGCAAGACCTAATTTATTTAAAGTTATACTTGACTTTCCAGCAAATGTAAAGTCTGCCGTCAATTGGAAAAAAAATACTGGCGGTAAATATCAAGGATCGAGCGTGACGGAGTTGGGTGAGTTCGTGTGTAGGGCAGCGCAACTTCCCTCATCTACAATTGGTGTAGTGGAAGTTCCTTTTCGTGGTCGTATGTTAAAAATTGCAGGTGATAGAACATTTGAACCTTGGACTGTTACTATCATGAACGATCATGATTATAAACTAAGATCCGCATTTGAAGTATGGATTGGTATGATTCAAGAAACTGATCATAACTTCTCTAATCTGGGAATAACGACACCTAAAACAGGTACAGGTGCAGATGACACTTATGTAGATCTACAAGTTAGACAATTGTCTAGACGTGGAACTGCAGCTAAAATTGTTGACTACAAGTTTAAAAATGCATATCCTAGTGCAATCTCTGCAATTGATTTGGATTGGGGAAGTAATGATGCAATTCAAGAATTCACAGTTGAATTCCAAATTTCCCATTGGAACGAATCTTACGCATAAATTCCTAAATAATTAAGGAACTTTAAAAGGTCCCACTAGGGACCTTTTTAATAGATGAGGCAAAGATGACTACAAGTATTACAAAGTTCAAATCTCAACTTGATAAGTTAGGTGGACTTGCCAGAACTAATCTTTTTGCAGTTCACATTTACTTGCCACGCAAATTCTTTATGTATGGTTTAGGTGGTCAAGGAGATCAAAATTTAGAAAGAAAAAGAGTCTTGAAATTTCTTTGCCGTGGCGCATTATTACCCGGTTCTCAGGTTGCATCAATTGATGTTCCGTACAGAGGTATGGGATATAAAATACCGGGCGAACGAGTTTTTGAACCTTTGACACTTACATTTATGAATGATTCTAAACATGTAGCAAGAAATACATTTTTAGATTGGCATAAAGGAATGAGGCATGTCGATAATAATTACATGTACAATACCGATGAAGATAATGTTCATTTCTTTGGAGATCTGAGACTTGATACTTACTATAGAGATCAGTGGAATGGAAAACACGACAGACCTGGAATTCCAACAGCATATAAGTTCTATGGGTTATGGCCAACAATGGTCGGTGCTATTGAACTAGATAACGGATCGAATGATCAGGTTCAAGAATTTACAGTTCAATTTGAATATCAGAACTACCGTATGGTAGAGAGAGATGATAGTAGGTCTATGATCAAGCATTAATAATCAGACTAAATAAAGTATACCTCACAATGATGTAATGGCAGGTCAACAGTTATTTGGATTTTCGCTAGAGAGAGCGAAAAAAAAGCCAAAGGGTCCTTCTTTTGTACAAAAGGATTCGATGGATGGATCGCAACCTATTGTAGGTGGCGGTTATTATGGTTATTCCGTTGATTTTGATGGAACTCTTCGCAATGAATATGAACTTATCACTCGTTATAGAGATATGGTTCTGCAACCAGAATGTGATAGTGCTGTCGATGATATTGTAAATGAAACTATCTGCGGTAATTTTGATGATGTACCCGTAGAAGTTGAGTTATCTAATTTAAAATCATCAGACAAAATTAAAAAACTTATTAGAGAAGAGTTTGGCGAAATTCTTCGTTTGCTCGATTTTGAAAATCGTTCATATGAAATCTTCCGTCGTTGGTATGTTGATGGTCGTTTATTTTACCATAAGATAATCGATCCAGCAAATCCCAGAGGAGGTCTTACAGAACTTCGTTATATCGATCCTCGCAAGATTCGCAAGGTAACTGAGTATCAACAAAAGAAACCAGAAGAACTGCGTGGTGTAGATATCAATACTCAACTCACTAGAAAAAGTGCAGAGTATTTTCTCTATAATCCAAAGGGTCTGAAAAATTCCACTAATCAGGGTATGAAGATTGCTCCTGATTCCGTGACATACTGCCACTCAGGTATTCAAGACTTGAATAAAAACATGACACTTTCTCACCTTCATAAGGCGATTAAGGCAGTCAATCAACTTCGTATGATCGAAGACTCTTTGGTAATCTATCGTTTGAGTAGAGCACCAGAGCGTAGAATTTTCTATATTGATGTTGGTAATCTTCCTAAAAATAAAGCAGAGCAATATCTGCGTGAGGTTATGAGTCGCTATCGTAACAAAATGGTTTACGATGCTAATACGGGTGAGATCAAGGATGACAAGAAGTTTATGTCCATGTTGGAGGACTTCTGGTTACCCCGCCGCGAGGGAGGGCGCGGTACAGAAATTTCTACTCTTCCTGGCGGGCAAAATCTCGGTGAATTGGAAGATGTAAAATACTTCCAAAAGAAGCTCTATAAAGCTTTGAACGTGCCCTCATCGAGACTTGAAACTGAGACTACATTCAATATCGGTCGTGCTGCTGAAATTACTAGGGATGAGGTAAAGTTCCAGAAATTTGTAGCAAGACTGAGAAAGCGTTTCAGTGAACTGTTCATGGATCTTCTGAAAACTCAACTCGTTCTTAAAGGCGTTATGTCTATTGAAGAATGGGATGAGATGAAGGAGCATATTCAATTTGATTATATTGCGGATAACTACTTCACTGAACTGAAGGAAATTGAAATCCGTAATGAAAGAATGAATCAAGTTGCAAACATGGATCCTTTTGTTGGCAAGTATTTCTCTGTTGAATACATGCGCCGCCAGGTTCTTAAGCAAACCGATACGGAGATCAAGGAAATTGACAAACAAATCTCTGCTGAAATCGAATCTGGTGTTTTACCTGATCCTGCAGCACAAATGGATCCCGCTATGGATGCTGGCGATCCAAACGCCATGTCGGTAGAGCAACAACCAATGACTGGTCAATCTCAAGGACCAGATCCCGCTGATGTTCAGCGTGGTGAATTTTAATAAATAGTAAACGGAATTGAACTTTTATTATGCCTAGCGATATCGCCAGACAAATTGTAGATCAAATCTACAACGACGAAAAAGCAAAGTCTATTGATTCTGTTGCTGATGCTCTTGGGGCAATCACCTATGATGCTATTCAGCAAGGAAAACAAGATTTTGCTAAGAGTTGGGGATTTAATCCAGATGACACTGCTCAAGGTGTTGCGGATGAACTCGAAGATCAACTTCCAGACGGAACTGATATTGAGTATACGGATGTAGATGTTGACGAACGTCAACCTCATGAAGCACCCGAAGCAGAGTATGAAACTGACGAACAAGAACCTGAGGAATAAACCGATGAGACTCATAGCCGAAGAGATTACAAATATCGATTTTCTCTGTGAAGAGAAAGATGGTAAAAAAAATTACTTCATTGAAGGCATCTTTCTGCAAGCGGAATTGAGAAACCGCAACGGCAGAATGTACCCAATGAAAACTTTGGCACGCGAAGTTGCTAAATACGATGAGAACTATATTCGCAAAGGGCGTGCTCTTGGTGAATTAGGTCATCCCGATGGTCCCTCCATTAATCTCGATAGAGTATCACATAAGATTACATCTCTGTCGGAAAATGGAACCAACTTCGTCGGTCGTGCAAAACTCCTAGATACACCTATGGGGAAAATTGCAAAAAATCTACTCGATGAAGGTGTAAAACTGGGTGTTTCATCCAGAGGTATGGGTTCTATTATTAAAAAGGAAAACTGCAACATGGTTGCGGACGATTTCATGCTTGCTACTGCAGCTGATATCGTTGCTGATCCTTCTGCTCCTGATGCATTTGTTGACGGTATTATGGAAGGAAAAGAATGGGTTTGGGATAATGGCATCCTCAAAGAGGCGGCTGTTGCTCAAATCAAAACTGAAATTGATGAAGCAACTCTCATTAATCTTCAAGAACGCAAAGTTTCCGCGTTTGCGAAATTTTTAAAGAGTTTGTGATTTATAAATAAACATAGACAAAGCTAATGCATAACGGAGAATATCAAATGTCTGAATCCCTCGATAGAGAGTTTGAGGCACAGGAGTTGGAAGAAGGTTCCAACGCTGTCACCAAAAACGCAAAACCCGGTGAAAAGATCGATACCTCTAAAGGTGGTGCCGCCAAGGTAATCGATGTGACAACCGATTCGCTGGAAGGCGCAAAAGGTACTAAGAACGCTGGTTCATCTGCCGCTCGTTCGGTAGGTCATGAAGGTTCTAAGTCCTTGTCCACGAAACCATCTGCTGCATCTGCAAAACAAGAGGGAGTTGAAGATGAGTACGAGGAAACAATCACCGAGACCGAGTACGACTTTACTGAAGATGTTGACGCTCTTGTCGCAGGTGAAGACCTCTCAGAAGAATTCAGAGAGCGTGCAGTAACAATTTTTGAAGCTGCAGTCACCTCAAAAGTCAATGTAGAAGTCGCTGCATTGCAAGAAGCATTTGAATCTACTCTTACCGAAGAGGTAGAGCAGATCAAAACAGAATTGGCCGAGAAGGTTGATGACTACCTGACTTACGCCGCACAATCTTGGATTGAGGAAAATAATCTCCAGATTGAGCATGGCATCAAGTCTGATATTGCGGAGTCACTCTTCAACGGTCTAAGAGATCTTTTTGTGGAGCACAATGTTGGTGTTCCCGAAGAGAAATTCAACTTGCTGGATGGTCTGGCAGTTGAGCTTGATGAGATGGAAGATAAACTCAAC